GTACGGGTTTTTATATCCTATAAATATTTGAAATAAAACACATGATGCCAATGTGATATAACATGGTAATTTATATTTTCCACTTTTATCAAAGAATATATAAGCAATGCAAGCGCCCATGATAAAAAGCCAGTTTAATGTTGAAAATATCACACTCCAATTTACGTTTAAAAAACCGGAAAATAGAAACTCTGGATACATCAACTGAATGGCAAGGACTATATATGCATATCCAAATACACCTAGAATAAATTTATTTCTTAAGAAGTAAATAAAAATAGCGAATAATATGTAATACCATACCTCATAAATCAAGCTCCAAGCTACATGATTTACTGGCCCACTTCCTTGCACAGGTAAAAGAGTCAAAGTTTGCAACCATCCAATTTGTTTGAAGTTTGCTAATGCTGACCATCCGTCAAACCCTGTACGATAATTGTAATATGCAACCATTATACATAGGAGTGTGGTTATCCAGTAGATAGGAAATATTCGCGCAAATCTTTTTATTAGGAATTTTCTTGTGCTCTCTATTTTACCATTAAGGTGAAGAAACGTAATTATAAACCCGCTAATGATGAAAAATAACAAAACACCATAATTCCCATACTGGAAAATATAAAATAAATCCCACGATGGTGTGCGATGTAGCATTAACACCATCAGGAACGCTATAGCTCGACAAAACTGGATAGAATTCAGTTTATGGGCCGAATCTGGTTTTTTGTAGTTTGAGTTTTCAGTGGCATCGATAGCCAT